ATCTATATCATTTTCATTATAGATATATTTTATTCTATTTTTTTTTTCATAATAATGATAATATACAAGAAAATTTAAATAATCTTCATGATTTACTTCATTATGATACCTACAAATGATAGTGTATATTCTATATTTACTTTTTTTTAAATAATATTTAGAATTATTAATATAATTAAGTTTTGTACAAGATGATAATATATAATTCATATTTAATATATTCATTAATTTTTGGTCTTTCCATAAATCCAAATTATAATAAAATTGTTCAAGTGTAGATACTCTAAAATTAAATGTATATTTGGAATTTTCACTCCTATTAGATAAAATTGTAGATTTGAATTCTTTAATAAGTGTAATTTGGATTTCATCATTAGTAGTTTGTATATATGGAGCTAACATATGAACAGTTGTAATAAGATATGGTGATTGTAATACAACATTATTTATAATTATACTAATTATATAATAACTTTCATTAGTTATATGTGTGCTGATTTTATCATATAATTCTAATATATTACAGGTGAATAAATAACCATTTAAAGTATTAACATGAACAGTTGGCCCTGAAGAAAAAAAACAAATATAAGATTTAATATCTTGATTAATTTTTTCTATTGATGATGTATAAAATGGTTTACTTTCTCCAACTACACACAACGACATTAATTTTGAATATTTTCTGATTTTATGTTTTCCCATAATAACCAATACTTTATGAAGTAACAACTAATGATTTAGAAAAACTAGATTAGATTTTAAAATCAAAATTTGGTATTAGAAAAATAATATTTTTCTATTATTTTTCTTTCGGTAATAATTAAAAATAATTTAAACAATTGAAAATTGTTTCAATTTTTTTGCTTTAAATAATAAATTAATATTAAATTAATTAAAGATCATTTATTTAATTTATTAATGGTTAAAGATACATTTTTGTACGATAGATTAGAAGTTTCGCCAAATGCAACTGAGGCTGAAATCAAAAAAGCTTTTAATAAATTATCTAAAATTTGGCATCCAGATAAGAGATCAATTAGTGAAGATAAAGAAAGTATAACAAAAAAATTTCAAGAAATTAATGAAGCTAAAGAAATTTTATTAGATGTCAAAAAACGAGAACTATATGATAGAATAGGTATTGATATACTTAATACTGATGGACAAGCTCAAAACCCATTTGAGGGAGCTTTTGGTAATATGTTTAATCAATTTAATAATTTTGATACTGTTTTTGGATCTAAATCACGATCTAGAGAGCCTCAAGAAAATATTGTAAAAGTTTTAGATGTTACATTAGAACAAATTTATAATGAAGAAACAATTGATTTTACTTATATGCAAAATGTATTCTGTTCATTATGTAATGGAGAAGGAACTAAAAATGGAAAACCTAATATATGTAGTGTTTGTAATGGTAAAGGAGTCCATGTACAATTATTAAGATTAGGTCCTATGATTCAACAATCTATAGCAAATTGTCAAACATGTAATGCAACGGGTAAAATTAAAGATGATAATAATATTTGTAACACATGTAAAGGTAATTGTTTTATTAAAAAATCAAAAACTATTCAAATACCTTTAAAAGCAGGGTTGACCCATAATAATAAAATCAATTTAACAGGTAAAGGAAATCAATATAAAAATTTAAAAACAGATTTAATTTTAACGATCAACGAATTGATACATCCATATTTTAAACGGTATGAAAATGATTTATTTATTGAATTAGATATTAAATTATATCAAGCTTTATTTGGATTTAATACAGTTATTACTCACTTAGATAATAGAAAATTATCTTTAACATATCGAGAAAAAACAGATGTAAATACTATACGAAAAATAAAAAATGAAGGAATGAAATATTTACAATCTGATTTAAGAGGAGATTTGTATATTAAATTTAATGTAAGTATACCTAGCATCAAATTATTAGATGATAATAGTAAAACTCAATTAAAAATATTATTACAATTAGTAGAACCTAATTTAGAAAAACAAGAATTAAAAAGTTCTGGTGAAAAAACCAATAGTTTTTCACCACAAAATTCAAAGGTGTCAGATCCTTCTATTAATAAAGTTATATCTGATTTACCCTCTCAGAACTTAGCAGATAAAATACATAAAGTAATCTTATGTGATTGTACACAAGATGAAGTAAATAAACTAAATAAAAGTCAAAATCAAACTAAATCTGTAAATGAACAAGATAATGATAAAAATCATTATGCTTTTGAATCTAATTTTGCATCTGGTCAAATGGGTAATACAACTGAATGTCGTCAATCATAATTTAAAATTAAATATTATATTTTTTTGTTCCTAATTCAACTCTACAGATAGGACATTTATGGTTATACTTTTGTAAATAAGGAATTATACATTCCTTATGATATTTATGAGAACATGTGAGTTCTATAATATATTCATCTTTTTTTAATTGTGACAAACAAATACTACATTTAATATTCAAGTTATCTTGCAATTTTTTATTGATTAAATTTTTTAAAGCCTCCTCATCTAATGATACAACTACATCTTGAAATTCTGGATTAATTATATTTTCTGTATTTTCTGTATTTACTTGTATTAATGATGTAAAAAGATTTCTTAAATTATTATATTCGATAAAATCTGTATATTGATTATTATTTTCTTGGAATATTTCGGTTTGATTATCTTGTGATATTTCAGAATGATTATATGATGACGTTTCTTGTGGTGTTTCTTGCGGTGCTTCTTGTGGTGCTTCTTGTGGATTTTCATTTTGATTAAATATATTATTTAATATATTCATCATATTAAGTTGTAGTACTCGAATATTTTCTATAGTTTCTAATGATATATCGATTCCGTAATAATTATAAAAATCAAAAATTGTTTGATTAATACTATTAACGGCTATACCAGATGAATATAAATATTTTTTTAATTCTTTTATAATAAGAAGTTCATTATTATATTCTTCTTCTAATACAATTCTATATGCACACATAGTTTCATATAAACTTTCATTTAAATTAGAATTTAAAGAGATATTATCAGAAATCATATTATTAATAGTATCAGCCATTAATATTATATTGAAAAAATAAATTATAATTTATTTTTTCAATCTTTTTAGTCAGAGGGTTTATCTAGATATAAGCCCTCTTAACTAAATTTAAAGGTTTAAAGAATATTTATTATGATTTAGTAATGGTATCAAAAAAATTAAATATTTTATTAAATACAGTTACGGATTATTTAAAAAATGAATTAAATAAGATATATACTGAAGAAAATACGTTATCTAATGAATTTCCTCAATTAAATTTAGATTTAATTACTTGTACAACATACAATAAACTAAAAGATAATATTTTAAAAATTTATAATTCTGATTTTAAAAATTTAAATTTAAATATACGTGATCAAATTACTCTTATAAATAAGATATTTTCAAAATTATTTACATTAGCTTATAAATTTAATAAAAATTTAAATTGGGATGATAATTATATATATCTTTCTACACCGCGCTCTAAAGGAGATAGTATTAAAATACCTGAAAATTATATTAAATTAGAAAAACAATTTAACAAATTACAAAAACTACCCCAACCTATTCAACGCTCTATAGAATGGTTTAATTATAGATTCCATCGGATAACAGCTTCTGATACAGCTGCAGCTATTAATATGAATCCATATGAACCTTTAGAATCCTTTATTCTTAAAAAGTGTGATCCTGATCATCCATTTATGGATAATGCTACAGTTTTCCATGGTCGAAAATATGAACCACTTGCAACTTTATTATATGAACATATATATAATGTAAAAGTTGCTGAATTTGGCGTATTACCATCTGAAAAATACCCTTTTTTAGGAGCTTCCCCTGATGGAATTTGTTCAAAATATACCTTAGATAATAAATTTTCTTCAAAGTTAGGTGTAATGTTAGAAATTAAATGTCCTGTTACACGAAATATTATTATTAATGGTAATATAATTGGTGATATTTGTCCTTATTATTACTATTGTCAAATTCAACAACAGCTTATATGTTGTGATTTAGATATATGTGATTTTTGGCAATGTAAATTTACAGAATATAAATCTAAACATGATTATTTAGCAGATGATTGTCAAAAATGTATTATAACAGAATCTATTAATGATAGTTTAGCTACAGAAAATCAACAAATGTTTTTATCAAGTACTCCTTCTAAATTATCTGTTAATAAAAATTTATTAAAAGGTATTATAATTGAATTTTATCCTAAGAATTATAAATCAGAATTTGAAGGTAGTAATATAGAATGGAAAAGTAAATATATTATACCAAAAAGATTGAATATGGATGAAATAAAATATAATGATTTTTTACTAAAAATGTTTGATGAATATAAAATTTTATATCCTGAAATTTATAAAGATTATTATTTTAATAAAATAATTTATTGGAAATTAGAAAAAGCTCATAATGTTTCAATTCCAAAAAATGATATTTTTCTTAATAATATTATTCCTCGATTACAGACAATTTGGAATACAATAACATATTATAGAGAACATCAAGATAAATTAACTCAACTAAAAAATATTACTAAACAAAAAGCAAAATATTATAAAGTTAATATAGAGTTTAATATTCATAATAACTTTATAATTAATAATAAAATTTTATTTTTAGATAAAAAATTTAATAGAACTGATTTTTTAATTAAATATAATACAAATGAATCTATACTTTCTACAATCGAATGTGATTTTATAGATGAATAATTTTTTTATTTATGTTGGAATTTTAATTATAGATGGTGTAAATTAAATGGCGGAATAATGGGTGAATTAGATAATAAAAATGGTGATACCTCATGTATTGGTGTAACTGCAGATATGGGTGATAATGCTGGTGGTAAAATTGGTGGACCATTTATAGGAATAAATGGTAAATCATTTTGTAAATCAGGTGATAAAATTGGAGTAGAAATTAAAGGATTTGGTCTGACAGGTCTTGGAATGGGAACAGGTACATGTTCTACTGATGGAACTACTTCGATAACTTTTGATGTTGGACTAAGTGGATTTTCAATTGCTGATGTATATGTTGGAATAACAGGATTTAAAGTAATATTGGGATTAGGAATAGGGGTCATTACAATCTTAACTTTTTGACGGTCATCTTTCATATAATATGAAAGATGAGCTCTTAAAAATTTTTCTTGTTTTTCTTGCATTGATTTAATTATCATATAATTAATATTTCTATTATAATTCATATTAATATAATTTTTAATGGCTTCTTTAAATGAATCCGCAGTAATAAAAGTTGGTATAGGAGATAACACTTGATAATTCATTACTATTACGCAGAAAATAATATTTAGATTTAAATAAAATATTAATAATAGTTATTAAAGAAATATTAAGTATAATATTAAACCTATTTGATGGGAATAAAAAATTTATTATATTTTTTATCACATTTTTCAGATACTATTAAGGAAATTGATAGGAATACATTTTATGGAAAAAAAATAGCTGTTGATATTTCAATCCTAATTTACCAAGTCGTTATAGCTAGTAAAAATCATGAATCTAAATTAACAAGTAAAACAGGTGAAATGGTATCACATATTTTGGGATTATTTAATAAAACTATATTTTTTTTAGATAAAGGAATTATTCCAATTTATGTATTTGATGGAAAACCACCTAAAATTAAAGAAAAAATAATTCAACTTAGAAAAAATAACAAATTAAAAGCTTTAGAAAAATTAAATAATGTATTAACAAGTACCGATAAAATTAAATATTTAAAAAAAAGTGTTTGGATAACTAAAGCACAAATGAACCAATGTAGAGAATTATTAATATTAATGGGTATTCCATATATTGATGCTCCAGAAGAAGCAGATTCACAATTATCATATCTATGCAAAACTAATATGGTCTATGCTGTTCTAACCGAAGATATGGATATATTAACTTTTGGATCACCTATTATTATTCGAAATTTTATATCTAATCATAAAAATCCAATTCAAATTACATTAAATACTATATTAAATAAATTAAATTTATCATATAATCAATTTATTGAATTGTGTATTTTATTTGGTTGTGATTATTGTTATCATATAAAAAATATAAAACCTAA